GCCTGTAACTCGCGAGTCCACCCATAGATTCTATCTAAATGGGCCCAAGTGGTGTCAGTCGGAACGCCTGTAAAACCTGATATCAACTTCCAGGGCTCATCGGATGGGGAAATTTCTTGTACGCCATCAGTGAGTCTCAGTATGGTTGTGACATACGCCAAAAGAGGAGGGACGGCAGAAGCGGAGTGAGCGAAAGACAAAGCTGCGCCTCTGGCGATCCCAGCAGCGTTTTCCTCATTAGCATTGACGGAGTAAGCTAACTTGGCTATAGTTCGGCCAGCCATAGGAACATACACGGGGCCAATAGAACTTTCTGTCCATCTGCAACCCAGGAACTCGAGGTCTTCCATGTTGCTCACTTTCATAGAAGTGACTGGGAAGCCGACAGTGGCGGCAATGTTCTCAAAGTCCTCCAGAGGGTCGCTGGACATAAGGACACCGTCGTCTCCTCCGGCTGAGTCGATACAGTCATCTGTGGTGGGATTCTTGCCAATACAATCGGCTACGATCTCAACTCGGACAGCTCCGGCTAACATGGTGTTCCCGACCGTCGTATGCGGGTCGCCACTCTGCCTCATGTAGGGCCCTCTGAAAACCACTCCTTCCCTGGAATACCCATGGATTCCTGCCAGATTATACTCGATCAGCTGGAAAGCTCCCCTGGGTATTCCATATTCCCGGAATAAGCGCAATTCCCGGGTACCGCAGTCGGCCCCCTGACTAGCATCCCATTTAGCTTGGTCCACATTACGCTTGTGGGGCAACTCATGAACTAACTGCATTTCGGCGATCTCTCTACCGTGGGCTCCTGGGGCATAATAATTAGGCACATCTTTCTTAGGCTTACGCTGCAACTGCTTACGAACTAGCCCTGTAAACTCCTTAACAAAGGGCGCGACCGTGACAACAAAGAAAGGGGTCGCAGACATAATCTGCCTGGGTGCTCCGTCCGGGTCTTTGAGGACGGTCTCCCTCTTAACTGTCACCTCTCGGGTTGTCCACTGATGCACCAATTCATGTGGGAACTCAGAATGTGCCGTATAGCCATTATCATACATCCATTTGGCAGCCTCTCTGTAGCGCTTCTTGACAGATGGTCGAGACCCACACTTATCTACCCAAAGATTGACGTGCCTAAGCCAGTCATCTGGATCCCTGGGGATGACAATGACAAAGGGTCGTCCTAAACTACGTCTGATCCGAAGGAAGACCCGATCCAGAAAGGCCTCTCTATAAACCGGATTGCAAGCAGGCGGCTTGGCAAGAGCCCTCTTCTCTAAAGCAGCTACTACATTTCTCTGATTACTAGCATAAACTGTTGGTTCACAATTCAACAAGGGTATGCCCGTAGCAACAGCGGGCGGGCTTTTCCGATCTGCAGCCCGATCGACTGGTACTGTTCGTATCTTTGAATCCTCATGCTGCTCTGGAGCGATTGCCACCGATTCGACAGCCTCCACTATGGCGTGGGCCTTAGGTAAATGACGAAGCATAGACTTTCCCAATAAATACCCTGTGGTGAGAGCAGCTCCTGCGACTAATAAAGGGACACCAACAGTAATTGCCCCAACGGTGGCTGCTATGGCAGTAGTACTAGAGGCGGCAGCAGCAACACAGGTGCTAGGTAATGACAAAGCAATGGATACCCCTGCGACCACCTTAGCTACGCGCATAGGCCATGAGGGTCGTACTCGGCCGCAAGCGGACGCCAGCACTTTATTGCGTAGCTCAGCGCCAATCGTATAGGCAACATAAGGCGCGAACATCATAGTTCTCGCTTCGGCTGCTCCGTCTAAAAACATGATCTTGCGGCACATGTTTCGACAATACTGGACGGATATGAGATAATTTTCATAGGTGGTCTCACGACCAGACCACCAACCCTGCAAGGCCCGAAGTACTGAAATCGGCAACATGACCCGCAAATAATT